CGGATATTCTGTAAACATCTTCAAAGCCTTGTACATCTTTCCACATAATACAATACCTCCATATCTTTTGATATAGTTGTATTATATCACAAATTTGCATTTTTGTCAATCGCATCACTTCGGGCTGCGTACCAATAGCAGTCCTACTTCCTTACGGAATAGTCGTTACACTTTCCTTGCTACGCAAGGCTTAGCACGGTATTACCCTCGGCGTTACTCGTTAGGGCTTTCACCGTTAGCACGTATTTACTACGCACACCTTTGGTAAAGTTCAATGCGTTTTACTCGGACTGACATTTTATCCGACATATCAATAATAGACATATTCATCAATTCTGCAGCTTTTGCCTGATCTCCACCAAGCGAATTAATCAATGCCGCTGCCGATTGTATAGATGTTTCCATATATTGATTCATCGACATTCCCGCATCATTAAAAGCACGAGACGCATCTTGCATAACTTTTTGCGCAGAATCGCCAAACAAAGTTGCAACACCGCCGGCAAGTTGTTCATATTCAGCATAACTTGATACAGCTTCTTTGGTCAACGCGGCGATACCAGTTGCCGCCGCACCAACTGCCGCCACCGTTGCTGTTGCTGCTGCTTTTCCTGCACTTCCCAAGCCACTGACAATCTTACTTCCAAAACTATCAGCTTCTTTCTTTGCGCCTTTCAGTCCTTTTTCATATTCGCTTGTATCAAGACTAAGTTTTGCAAAAAGGTCAAAAACATTCAATTTCTCTCACCTCATTTCTGCCAATTAATTTTGACGTTCATCTTAGCCGCCACAGCCTCAGCGACTTCTTTTCCGCTTCGATTCTCTTTTGGCTTGTTCATGTTCGCTTTTATTTCGCGTAGTGTCTTGTTCATCTGTTTGTTAGCTGATATTGCATACAATGCTGTTGTGACATACTCATTATACAAGTCTTTTTCATATTTTTCTTGCAAATAAGAAACACAGTGATCTATCACATAGTCAAGCCCTAACAGTTCAAGCAGTTCAAGTCTTATTGTTTCGCAACTCTTGAAGAAATCATCTGCCCCGCACTGAGCAATAATGTAAAAAAATTGATAACCGCTTTATCGTTCATCATTTCATAAAATGCGTCAAGATAATCGGCTATTTCATAATCGTCAACGTGTTCGGGTTCAACGAAACAACACAACGCGATAAGCGACAATGTGTCCTGCGGATATTTTTCAAATATTCCGTCAAACATTTCAAACAAATTTTTTAAACCTTGCTCGGCAACAAGCTGTTTGTTTTCGTTCCGTAGCTGCTGAATTTTATCCGCCGACATATCTTGTTTAATCTGCTGCAAGACAGGTGTTTTATGATATATTTCAGAAAATCCGACTTCACTTATCCATTTCTCAGCAAGTTTACGAATTTTAACCATCTGAGCGAATCCCTCACTCGGTTTGCACCGAGCGAGGTTCTTTGTAAGTTTTCTATCTTCCATATTATGTTCCCTCCGTTACAACCACAGTACAAGTATCTGTATATGTCACACCATCGACTGTTATACTTGCTGTAATGACTGTATTTCCTGCCGAAACGCCCGTTACAACGCCGTTGTTTACAGTTGCAATGCTTGTACTACCCGAAGCCCATGTAACAGTCTGTCCGCTCGGTGTGGTTGATGCCGTAAGCGTTACTGTTGCGTCTTTTGCAACTGTTGCCGAATGCGTGTTAAGTGTAACGCCGCCGCTTGTGCTATTAGGAGTAAGAATGTATATTTCATATGCAGGATCTGAAACATTTGTTATCGTTTTATGACAAGTAAAAGTAAATGCAAATTGTGCTTTTGCCTGGTCGGTTGTACTTATTGAAAAGCCGCTTGTGTTCAGCACACGTTTCATATGAATTGCAAGAATACCGCCGTCACCGTAATCAGCAAGTCCCCACAATTCAGACAGAAAATCTGTTTGCTGTAAATCGGTACGCTGTGTAATCTTATTCCCTGTAATATCAGCAGCACCGATAAGCATTTTTGCCGTTTCGGGTGTCAGCGTTACAAGGTTGCCGCTTATCGTAATTTCTCCATCTTCTTTATGTTTCAGCTCCATTGTATTTTTGGGGCAATTGTCAATATCTTCCCCGAAATCAGTATATTCGGGTGCGTCCGTAAATGTTACACCGCCTGTCGTACTTGCCAAAATAGTACTTCCGTCTATGCCCTCATCAAAATCAAATGTAGCAGGATTAAACGTACTGACGAGCATAAACACATTCATTGTTAGCTCATCAAATGTTGTTGGTTTTACCTTTTTGTAAGACATTTTTTTATCACTCCTTTTTTAATTTACAAATTCGACCATAATATTTATAACAATGCGCCGTATCATATCGTTCGCACTGTCGCTCATACGGTCATAGTCTTGACTGGGTATTGTTATATTCATTCCGCCGCCGTCATATCTCACACTTTTGTGTGTTCCTATGGTTTCAATTATTTCTCTTGCCTTTGCTGTTATCGCCGTCCACGAGCTTGAATAATACCACAATGACAATGACAACGGTATCGGCTTATCAAATGCCGCTGTCGATATTTCACACGTTATATACGGCATTTCGGCGGTGTCGGGTACGCTTGTTTCATCATAAACAGGCAAACCAAAACTTGACCAAAAATTGTATAATGCCCGTTCGCGTTTATCACTCATAGCCTTCCCCCAAAGTCTCAATAACCGCCGCTTTTAACTTTTCAGGCACCTCGTCAATAGTTTTCAAGCCTTTTCTTATCAAATCAGCGTATATTTTAGCCATTGCCAAGCACCTCCTCGTAAAGTTCAACGATAGCAAGCTCTGTGTCCGTTACTTGATTCTGCAATAGCATAATGTATTCATTTTTGTCATACATTGTCTGCTTGCTTATATGCCAGCCTGTAAACTCGTTTTCTTCTGTACTGTCAACTTTGGTTATGCCCTCGTTGACATACACATGATAATCATCGTATTCAACAGGCTTGACAGTCTCAGCACTTGACTGCACATTTGTAAAAATTTTCATACTATACTCCTTTTATTCGTTAGAAGGTACATACACCAATCGACCGCCGATATCCCGAGAACGAACAGAAGCGTCACTATGGAAAGCCAGAGTGAAAGCGCCAGCAATAGCGCCGTTATACCAATGACCGCTCAATATACCCACACGCCAATTTGTACCGCTGTTATAGAAGTAATCACCAACAGGAAGGTTGGAATCCCCGCCAATTTCACACGGAACGAACAAGAAATCAAAATCTTCCGAATAGCCGAAAGCATTTATATATCTGCCGACTGAATAGATTGGGTAAATACCAGTATTCTGATAGGGGCTTGCGGCGGTATCAGCGATATAATCCAGATAGACTTCTTCCCTTGTCACTGGTTCGGGCAAACCACTTGTATTTCCTGTTGCTATCGCATTCAAGAATTGTTCTCGCCTTGTTTCGGGCGTGTTCGGTAAATCAGCCATGTCATATCACCTCTTTTTATTCTCGCGGAATTGTAAATAACTCCGCTTCATAATATCGTGCGTCCAATGTAGAACTTTCAGGCGTTTTTTTATCCTCTGTCTGTGATGTGATTCTGAGCGTCACACCGTCCTCATTACGCCTTAAAACAGTATGATAATCAAGAATAACATTATTTTTTGCAAGAAAACTATAAACAGCCGTTACTCCCTGTTTTTCGGCTATTTTCATCTCAACCGAATTATCAAAACTTTCAGCCATTTCAATAACTGCACCGTCTACCCATTGCGTAGTTGTTCCGCCTATGCCATCTGGTACCGTTATTTTGTTAATTATTGTATACTCCTTGCTATACTCGTCAAGTATATTTGACCACATCATAATATTCTCACTCTCCTGTACGGTGCTAATCTGTCCGCAAAAGCAGATTGCCATGTCAAGCCATTTTGCGCATCCGTTGAGCCGCCGCCGCTTGTACTTTTACTATAACTATAACCGCCGAAACTTTCGCTTGAATATGGTGACATTGTCACGCTATTCACACTGCCATACTTTGCTTGCCAATCCTCAATATCTTTGACAAGCGCAAGAAACTCTTTCGGCGGGCGCATAAGCCATACAGCACCATGAAAAGTGTTTTCGTCTTTTAATTCCTCTTGACCATGAATATATACATCATCGTTAAATGCACTATGCACGATTCTGTAATACTGTCCCTCTTGCATAGAGATAGGCGGCGTGAGTTCGCCGTCTACTATTGCATAATCGCCAATATATCTATCTTCTTCATCCGAAAAATAGTTCTTGATTTCTCTGCATACAGCGTCTAACATTCATCACACCGCCTTTTTTTATTTATTCGATTTTCTATTGCGTCTTTTTGGCTTGTCAACATCTACAGCTATTTCCACTGCGACTTCTTTGATAAGCTGTTTTTTTTGCCTGTTTTGCACGCTTGTAAGCTCTTTTATACGGAGGTCAGTGGGCGAATATCCTTCACGCGGATATATATCACCCACTTTGTATTTATGCCCGTTATCCTGCAAGTCCGTAAATTCTGCAATAACCCTGTACATCATCAAGCTCCCGTATCTGTTACAGTCGCAACAAACAGGCTTGACGGATTGTAAAGTACAGGCATAAACAAACCGCTTGCTTTTGTCCACAGTACAGCAGGGTCTTTCTCTGTCCACTGCGATACATAGACATAAGGACTTACCGAGCTTTCAGCCGTACCAAACGACAGCTCACCGAGTGTTACCTCGGGCGGGTCTCCCCAAAGTCCAACACCCATTCGGCCCGCGGGATTTGTCGCAAAGAATGAGATTTTGTTATCGGGGAAATAACGCGCAGTCTGAATAATCGGTCTGCCGTCCGCGCCTATCGTTGAATCCGCGCCATACGTCAAATCGTTTGTAATAACTGTATTTATGCCAAACTCCTCTTCAAGATACGCTTCAAGCGCACTGGAACGCACCAACGCGCCCACGCCGACATTTGCATTTATGTTTTTTTGCAAGCCCGCGTTCTTGCGCATTTTTGTAATATTTTTACGACTCGTGAGCATTCCAGTGATTGTAATGCCTTTTTCTGTTGCCGCGTCAATTATCGTCTGTATCTGCGCCGATATATCCGCCGTTGTTGCAAGGTCAAGCGTATATGCAAGCTGTTCATCGGGTACGCCATAATCAACCGTCAAATCAAGGTTATTCTCCTTGATTGTGATTTTTCCTGTTGCCATAAGCTCATTTTTTGCAACTTTTGAACGCGTAAACACCTGTTCTGCAAGCCGTATACCGTCACGGAGTACATAATCAGCCATTTCAGAACTTGCAACGCCCGAACGCGTAAGCTCTCGCATTATTTCCGACTGATTGATTTTAACCTTGATAAGCCCCTTTTCCACGCTATGATTGTCAATCGGGATGCGGAAAGTTGTGTTCGCTTCCGTATCAAAAGCGTGGAACTGAGCCATCACGGGGATTTGATATTCCGCCGCTATCGTCTGCCACGATGCGGCGATGTTATTTGTCTTTTCATCGCCAAAAAGGCTATCTATCGGGTCGTTCTGCCTTGTTACGTTAAAACCCACATCAAGCCACTCTTCGGGCTTAATAAATCCAAAAATGCCGTTTTCATAAGTATAAGCCATTGTTTACATCCCCCTTTTTTTTACGGTCTTGTCACTGTCGGAGTAGTTACGAACTTAAAGCCCAACGCTTCAAGTGCTGTCTTTGCAGCCGCTGACATACGAACATCAACCGCCTCATAATATGTTGTACCATCCTGTACAGTTGTGTCATCTGTAAGAGTATAAACGTATGACCCAGCGCTACCACTCCTCTCATACCAACCTTTTTCTTTAGGATTATCGCCTGATGCTGGTGTTACTGACTGATAATCAACGCCTGTTATGGCAAGCCTATCTTCGTATACCGTGCCTCTAAGCACAATAGACCCAGGCATATCACCCGTGGTAACATCCACATCCTCATAGACTATGCCTACCGCATTACCATCATTTGACGGATAAATGCTACCCATCGGCATATATTTACCGCCGCCCGCTACCGTTTTTACACGCGCATCCGCCGCGCTTATCTGTCTTGTTTTTCGGTCGCAATCCTCATTGTTTGCTAAAAACCAACCAGGCGCGTAAACCGTATTCGTTTCGTTATGTATCGAAAATGACATAATCATTCTCCTTTCTGCCCATTCGGGCTACCGTTGCCGCCGTACAAATTCGAATGATACTGAGCTGCTAATTTTGCAGCTCTGCTCTCAACTTTTGTACTGCCGCCGTTGTTTTGTGGCGGTGTCGCTACTGTCGCACCCACCGTCTGCTCCGTTGACACCAAACTCGAAAAATCACCTTGAATAAGGCTGTCAATCGCCGCCGTATCTTTAATTTTGCCGTCCGCAATTTCCACAGCGTTTATCTCATCTTTAGCCGCCTTCATTGCAAGTTTGAGATTGTTCCCCTTAATGTTTTTGCTTTCAAGGTACGCTTTCACAGCGGCTTCTTTCGCTGCTTTCGTCTCTCGTGCTTCCACATCGGCTCTGTACTTGTCATACTCAGCTTTCACATCAGCATACTTTTTTTCAAACGGATTATCTTTTGCCGCATCTGCTTTGAGCTTTTCAAGCTCCTGCTCAACCGCCGACAACTTGTCAGCACTTGCCTTGTATGTATCCCGCTCTTCTTTCAGCGCATCGATACTTGCTGTATGACCTGCGATAATCGCAGATACTGCTTGTTCGATATTTTCCTCATCCACACCTGCCCCTGACAGGATTTCTTTGACTTTCGGTCTTGTTAGTGCCATATTTTCTGCTCCTTTTCTTCGGCTGAATTTCTTTTCAGTTAGCATTTTTTATCAAAACGGCATTTCTTCGCCGCCTACTTTGCAAATATTTTACCACATTACCACACTTTTTGCAATAGTTTTTTATTATTTTTAACAAATTTTTTTCTTAAACAAATATAAATTTCATATAAAATATACAAAAATATACAAAAATATATTAATTTATATAAAAACATTATAATTATCATGTATGAACGATTTTTTGAATGAACAATCATACACACCTCCACAATCCGCATAACTATGCGCCTTGACAAGCATTTTTATATAAAATTTTCGTATGTACGATGTAACATTTCACACCTACGTAAACTTTTATATATATTTTTTATTTTTTATATATACTTTTTTACGTATACCTTTTATTATACATTCTATGTACTATCATACATTTCATAATACATAAAAGTATATATATAAATATATAATATATATAATATTGTATATTATTATTATAGAAAACATAGTAAATATATATGAATAGTATGATATAAAAGTAAAATAAAAAAAGTGGTAAAATTACCACTTTTTATGCTGTATTACACGAATCATAAATATAATCCCCACGTGTCCTCCCATCCTGTGTAGTGCCCAAAATCACCGAATGTGATCTCGTCACCGTCTGCATACTCGGGGTCAAGCTCAGTGCCCCACCAGCGACGGCGGGCAACCTCATTCCCGAGGTCGTTGTAAATAACGACGTCTTGCTGCGTGTACGCAGCACCGTCGTCAACGGCTTCCATTACCTCGTGCAATTCTCCCTCGATTTCCTCGATGATCCCTGTGTTGTAATTTACTGTGTATTTCATTTTTCTTATCCTTTCTGCCCGCGCTGCGGGACTTCGTTTTTTCAACCGTTAATTTTTCGGATTTTTTTAAATCCGTTCGCGGTTACTGATTTTTTCGTGCCGTCTTCACGATAAAACCAATTGCCGCGAATTTCCCCGACTTCTGTTACTTCTTTCGCTTTGGGATGGCGTTTTGTGCCTGACCAAACAAGAAAAGTGCACTCCCAACACTCCGGGGCTTCTGCATCCGTCTTTTCCTTTACCTTTTCCTCCGGGGCTTCTGTAAGCCATTCTTTAATTTCATCATCTGTCAGTTCCGACAGATCGTCAAGGCTGTAAAAGTCTGTGCGATTAAACATCTTGCTTGTGTGGTGCCATGATGAATGCACCAAAACGCGCTTCTTCAATTCTTTTACGGGCAATTTTTTTAGCAATTTAATATTAAAATTGCCCGCCTCGCCATTCTGCATAGATTCCGAAACGGCTGCAATTATATCCGCTTTCGTCCATTTGGACAGCGGTTTTTCGCCGTTGGCATATGCGGTAACAGCATTGTTTGACATGCTATAATTGTAATATCCAGCCATGATTAAGTCCTTTCTGCCCGCCTTAGCGGGGCTGTCCTGTTTTGCTTTTTGTTGTCTATATAATAACATACTTTTTTATAAATGTCAATACTTTTTTGAATGTTTTTTATAAAAAATTTATAAAAAATATTATTTCCTTTTAAAACGCGCAAAAATGCGCCTATTTTGCATTTTACAATTTAGGTATATACTTTTATGCCTAAACAATAAAAATGCAAAATAGACGCAAAAATGAAGCCGATAAAGCTATTTTAAGGCTGCTTCAATGATTTCTTTGTATTTGTCTGTGTGGTCTGCTATTGCATCACGAATAAAATGTGCCTTGCCTGTGGTGTGGTTCATCTCCAAGAACTCATTTGCAGGGCTAACCGTACTTGACATTAGTTCCCAAATAAACTGTATTCTTTTCGGGTTCGGCTTTCTTTTCGTATTCTTCGGGGTCAGCTACTTGACCGCCTGATGTGTTAGCATCGCTTTGTCCGCCTTTGATTGCGTATGTTATGCTGTTTCTAAGCTACAGACGCCCCGTGTCAACAGGGCAATCACGCTTTGCATAAGTTTCAGCAGTCATTCCGCAGGCTTCAAGTGCCGCCTTTACTTTTTCTTCAAGTGTGGACAAAACCGCTCCCGAATTATCTATTATGTTAATATCAAGCATTATAAATCACCCCCTTTTTAATCTAAAATTTGATTAAAAAGTCTGTCAATACTTTCAAATCCGTTTCTGTTATATCTTGCATTTACCATGCCATAATTAAGCTCAAAAATTTCACACCATTCTTTTAGTGTGCGTGTGGAATTTCCGATTGTTATTTTTACATTATTTCTTCTATTGTTGCATTGTTCTTTGTTTGTAATCCAACGACAATTTTCGGGACAATAATTATTGTCGTTATCTATTCTGTCAATAGATAAATTTTCTTGATAACCATTTGACATAGCCCAGTCATAAAACGACTGAAAACTATTTTTCCATTCATCGCAAACGGTTATACCTCTGCCGCCATAATCCCAATATCGTGCATCATTTTTATTAAAACATCTCTTTTTCATTCCACACCATATTTCATAAATTCTTGTTCCGCTTTTTTGATGCGAATGATTTTTCGTGAGATTTATTTTGTCTTGGTCTTTTTTTAAACAACCGCACGATTTACAGGCTCCTTTTAATAAAGCATCCGCTCTTACAACTTTAATATTGCCGCAATCACATTGACAGATATATTTTGTTTTACTCGTTGTTCCCTCAGGTGCAATAGCAACTAATCTTCCAAATCTTTGACCGCTTAAATCATTAACTAATTTTCTCATAGCATTACCGCCTTTCTGTAATTTATGCCTTATAAAGTAAAAAGATTGGAACGCAATAAGGCTTTTGCGGTTCGGGAGCTACCCTATCCAATCTTTTTATATATTATATCATATTTTGTTGTAAAAATCAAGCATTTTCCGCTCTTTTTTCGCGTTCTTCCGCAATCTGTTTGTCATGCAAATCCTCACTGTCAGTTGAATTAATATAATCAATATGCCCGTCAGCTTTGCGAAAACCGATAACCTGTGAAACCATTGTACAACGACAATTATAAACCGTTGACGGCGGAGCAGTTCTGTCACCAGGATAATCTATTTCATTTCCATTACCGTCAATAAACGGCTTATCAGTGTCAACCGTTTGTCCGTCTATTGATAAATGCCAGTCACGCGTACGGCTGTCACCTGTGGAAAGCCATTGTTTTTTTAATATAATGCCGTTGCGCTCTGCACGTTCCATACCCGCGAGCCGTCCCCTGTTTTCAGCCGCTGTGACCATAGTTCGGGCGTTTCTTATTGCCGCTTTTTTGTTGCTGCCCGTAACAGTTTCAATGCGTTTAGCAATTTTTGGTATGCTCTCACCTTGCAAGAGGCCTTGTAAAACACTGTTATTTATCTGCTTCTTATTCCAACGTTTGTCTTTTGGGATGTTTATTTTTTTGGGTGGTAATAACAATCTATCATCAAGTACAGTTAATTGACGTACCGTTTCTTCATTAACCGCAGTCCATTCATAAGCCTTAACAACTTGCTGTATGTCTGAGCTTATGCCGTTATAATTTTGTGCGTATATTTTGGGTAATTCGCCATTGACATAAGCTAAAGCAATTTTGTTCACATTTGTCAACTTATCCACAGTGTTATCCACCATTGCTTGATATTTTTTATTCATCAAAGTGCCCCAACGTATAGAATTTTGCAAATCCTCTTTTGCTTCTTTGATTTCTGCACTGTCACCGCTCAAAATGGCTTTTTGTAAAGCGGCTTGTTTTTTTTCAAGCCGCTTGTCAAGTCTTTTCATGTACGCATCCCATTCAACGCGCATATCCTTTTCAGCTTCTTTGTAAATCCGCGTTATGCGCCGCTCCATTCTTTCAAGCTGTTTGTCCGTCCATCGTCTCGCTTTGTCTGCCATTCTCTTCACCTACTTGCATTTCCCTATCGCGCATTCGATATTTTTTTATTTCTTTCAATTTGCCTTTCCAATATGGGCGTATAAAAATGCGTTTGCCGTTTTTATACTCTCTGTAATGCCCGATAACATACCACGCGAAAGTTTTTCGTTGATATTTGTTATTTGGTAAAGGCATTTTTTTCAAATTGACAACTCTTTTTCTTATGTATTTGACTGGTGTGCGTTTACTCTTTTTCTTATGGCGTGTGATATTGTTTGTTTTCACTTCTAAACCATCAACATGGAAAATCTCTTTAATTTGTGGGTGGAGCAAAGAAATTTGAATTTTATACCACAAGACTACTGCACCTTGAACGATATCTATATAGGATTTCAACTGTGCCGAACTCAAAGAATGCAGATTTTTAATGTTTTTTGTCTCGGAAAACAAGCCATAATTCCACCAGATAGAAAAAATATTTTGTTGCTGAGATACCACCAAAGGAAAAACTATCCAAATATCATCAAAATCTATTTTCAACGAAACAAAGCCAACAAGAGCGGGAACATCATTATCACTATGCTTTTTGAGTGTATCCGCAATATCTTGAAATATATAAAATCTCGTTATTTGGTCTTTTAAATCCTGCGGAAAACAATCTTTTACTGTTATCTGCATATTCAAGATAGGTATATTGTTTGTGATAAAAATATCAGCAGGTAAAACACAACCATCTTTTTCAAGATTTATCATGTCAATATGGATTGCTTCAAAAAAATCAATCATTTCTTGTCTTGAATTAAAAATCACATTATCTGTAATAGGCTCATCTTTTAATTCTTTATTTAATTCTAAGTTTTTTTCAATCGGTACTTGTTCAAAAAGGGTATAATCAGTCATTGTCCAGCGCCTCCAATTCGCACAAAAACGCTGCATTGCACGCTAAATGCCATAAATGTGGTAAACCGCTCTCCTCATCAACGCCGTTCGGCTCGTCAAGATATGCTACCATGTGCCGAAACATAGCGTCCCTATACCGCTCTTTTTCGACTGTACGCCAGTTTTCTTTGTCACCGTACTTTTTTACACCGTATTCACGGATCCGCGCTATAGCCGTTAAAATTTTGCGCGGGACAAGCGTTAAACGCGGCTTTCCTGCATCATACTTTGCTCCATTACTCTGTATCTTCAAATCGTGCCGCCTCCGTTTCGTTAATTTCTTGCATAACGCTGTCATACTCATCAACATCGCCCAATATTGATAATATTTTTTTTGTGATGTAAGACGGGCTAAGATACTGCGCAGCCTTTAAAATATTGTCTATTTCCTCAGATTTGGCTCTTACCGCTGACCTCTGATAAGTCGGCGCATCGTCAACATCAATTAAAGCAAGCAAGCCTTTGATAAACGCTGTTACACATCCCTCGTATCTGTCAGCTTTTTTGTCAATGTTATCATATGCTGTGTCAATCGCTGTTGCTGTCACACCGCCCGAATAAATTTCTTTTGTGTCAAACGCGCCAAATTTAACATACATACTCGTTCGCAGCTGTTCAAGTATATTTTCACGCGCAGTTGACGGTATGTCCAGCGTGTGTGGTTCTGCGCCATCTGTCGCAACTTTTGTACGCTTCACCATGTCTTTAAAATTGATCGCGTCCACTTCGTCCATACCGTCAGCATTTGCCAAAATCCAAAATATCTCACTTGTTTCGTCAACCGTGTTGGCATACCCCGACAAAATCAAATCAT